CAAAGTCAAATAATAAATCGCTTACCTTTTTAGTATCCGCCTGTGGGCTAACTGACAAGGTCATATTGAACGATGGTTCAAATCTTTTATCCCATAACCCACGCTTGGTATCTTTAAACTGCACTGCTACACCATCAATCTTTGCTACTGCATCAACAATCTCTTGCTTAGCATCATTTAATATTTGGGTCTCTGCAGTCTTTATCTTAGCAAGAACCTTAGGGTCTTTCTTTTTAGCGTATTGCTTAACAAGTTTATCATAATTCAATGACAACTTCTTAATCCTTTCAGTAAGTGGGCTGAATCCACGTACTGTAGCCGGAGTGATAAGAGCAGAGATGTCTCTAACAAACTTAGGTGCTTGTATCTTTGAAGACACTTCAGGTTGTGGTATTCTTAAAATATACTCTTCTCCAAGAGGTTCTGTTTTATCATCTAAGATTTCATTTGCATTAACCTCCATTGATATAACTTTTCCTGTACCTGCATAATCGGTAGCCAATTGTTTATTTGTAGTTACAAAATCTCCTGACTTTATTTCATTTACATCATTTGGAACTCCTCTATAAACAGTTATTTTTTCAGTTGGATTTACTCCTGCTGTTACATCATAGGTTGTTATATTCTCACCTAATGGCAATCTATCCCTATCTTCAGGTGTGTATTCAGTAAATATTGTTCCGGTTGGATTGAGTGTAGTTATCGCTATTTCTTGTTTCGGTTGCGTAGGAGCGACTTCTTGGGTCCCTGTGGCAGCGATTTCAAGTCCTTGGTTTCCTTCGCCCACTTCTTGCAATCCCAATTGGGGTCCTTGGCTGCGTAGCAAGCCTTTATCTGTGATTTGTTTTTGAATGGCATCTTGTTCAGTTTTTAAAGTTTCTAATTCAGTTTGCAATTTTAATTTCTCTGATTCTTTTATAGCGACAGTATTCTCAGGAGACAATAATCCTTTTAACTCTCCAATTCTTCTTGTTCTTTCTTGTGTAATCTCAGGAGTTTCTGCTTCGATAGTTGCAACAGCAGCCTCTTCTTGTAATTGATTCTCTTGGATATCTTTAATTTGAGTTCTGATTGCAGCAGATTTGTCTTTACCTGTTTGAGTGGTATTGCCTTCTAACTTTTTTAATTGTAGTTCTAAATCAGTAATAGCATTAAGACTTGGCTCGTTAAGTTCAGGGTTGCCTTGTCTTACTTGTTCCCTAACTGAATGGGTAACAATTTTGTCTTGGATTTTAACCTGACGACCTTCATAGTCATTCTTTATTTCAATCTTAGTCTTAGCCAAATCAACAGGATTCATTGTATTGATTATCTCATCAACTTGTTCTGCTGTAGCTTTAGCCCCATTTACGGTATAAGATGGCTTAGCCAATCTTGCTTGAATAGTTGACCTTATACCACCCGGCAATTCAGCAATACCCTCAAGTGCAATCTCAGATACGTCCATCTCTTGTCCGATTGCACCTCTTGCTGCAGCCTCACCTAATGAACCACCGGCTCCCTCAATAGCAGCACCTACTGCTGTTGCTCTTGCAGCCGCACCTCTTGTTACGGCACCCGTTGCAGATTTAGCTGCAGACTTTCCTATAATTTTAGCACCAACTCCTGTTGCAAGTTTCCCTGTAAATGCATCAACAGTTCCAATAATTGCACCACGTGCAATTGCTTTATTTCTAATGCTGTTTAATTTTTCAGGATTTTCAAGTATAGCTTTTACATTTTCTTTAGTCATTTCTTTTTCACCTAATTGCTCTTGAAGTAACTCGCCAAATGTAGAACCCATCTCTACAACACTGCTCGCTAAACCAAATGCATAAGGAACAGAAGCGATTGCTCCTGCAACTGCACCGGGAACGGCTCCAACACCACCGGCTGCAAGCCCTGTACCTGCGCCATATGCAGTACCTGTACCAACGGCTGCAGCACCTGATGCTAAAGCATCGGTATTAGTAGCCATTGCTGTGATTGAACTTGTAAGAACCTCAGGAATAATAGAAGGATTGTTTGCTAATCCTTTTACTACACCCCAAAATCCTTTACCCTCTCCTTCATAAATTTTTTGATAATTTTGCATTTCTGCAGATGGACCAAGTAATTGAGCGTTTTTATTTGCATTAATGAACTTCTGTATTTGTTCAGGAGTAGCCTTAGTCCCTTGCAATAAAAGTTTATCAGCCTCCTCAGCAGACGTGCCTTGTCTATATCCCGAAGCAACGCTGCGAGCCATATCATCAACAAAGTCACCGATACCAATTGGTACAATATTATCAAGTCCTCTTAGAACGCTACCAAATGCTCCTGTAAAATAATCTTTTTCTTCAGGTTGTTGTAAAGCCAAAGAACCACTTGCCGAAGGAGATTCCGTACCGACTTTTTTTTTAGAAATATCTTGTTGTCCACTAATCCCAAATTCAGGAAACTTTGAAAACAACTCATCCTCACTTGTATATTTACCACTATTGGCAGTAGCTACAAAATCTTTTAATGCATTAATATTATATCCTTGTAATTCAGGAAACTTAGATATTAAAGTAGCCTCATCAGGATATTTCCCACTATTAGTAGTAGCTACAAAATCTTTTAACGCTTGTCTTAAATCCGGCATAATTAATTATTTTACTTTGTTCTACCTGATAATTCCACCATCCATAGCACCTACGCCCAAACCTGTAGGAGCACCATTAATTTTTATAAATTGTTCAAGTCCTGCTTTTTCAATAGATGCCTGCGTTGTTGATACATTTGAGTTATATGTATACGTCTTACCATTTGGAGCGGTAACCTTAACATCATTACCAAAGGCTCCTCCAATATCTTCTACATTAAATCCACTTGGTAAAAGACCTTTCAATCTTTCAGTTGATTTTTCTGATTTTATAGTAAATAAGTCAGGAGTTACTGCAACAATAGGAGCAGCGGCTGCTTCTCCTTGTCTTACAGATTTAACAGACCTCCATTCTTCAGGTTTCAATGTACCAAATCCTGTACCACCACCACCTGCTTTAACTGCTTTTTCTCTATCTACTACACCGTGAAGTTCAACTCCTTTTCCTGCAAAATCAAATAAACTAATTGGCTTTCCTACTGCATCCAACATTGAAATACTTCTATTTCTTTTAGAGTCTGCATAAGAAAGTTTAACAATGCCCGGAGTACTTACATCAACACCAAGTAATCCTTGAGCCTGAGCACTTGGAGTACCCAATAATATATCTGCTGCTGATTGTTTTTCAGCTGCCGTCTTGCCCGTATACAATTGGTTCCAAGCACCTGCTGCAGCCATTTCGTTTTTCTTATCTTGAGCAGCTCTAGTCTGCCATTCTTGTGGCTGAGGACCATAAGGAATAGTGCCTGTTTCTTTTATTGTTTTTTTAGAATCAATCTTAGCTAATAAAGAATTACGAACCCATTCTTTTGCTTCTTTTTCTTGCTGTTTGTAATTAACACCTGACTCATCTAATATAGGCAATCCTGTAGTTGGATTAATCTTTAATAATATTTTATTAGGGTCTTTATCATTTTTATCATAAGTAAATGATGTAGCATCATACTTATTTGTATTCATTGTTAATACAGAAGATACGTGATAAGGGTCTGCAAAATATCCGTCAATAGTTTGGTCTATTGCTTTATTGAATTGATTTATTTCATCTTTAAATGCAGGGTTTTTAGATGCTTCCAATGCCCCTATACCTAACAATTCAGTAATAGTGCCTGCTTTTGTTTTAGTAGCAATATCATACAATGATTCAATTCTAACACCAAAATTCTTAACTGTATTATTCATTGCCTCATCTACTTTATATGCAGGGATATTTGCTAATATCTTTCCTTTAATAACATTAACAGGAGCCACATCACTACTTAATTCCATCACACCTGTCTGAGCATTTGGTTTCATTATACCAACATTTACAACTCCTGTTGCAGGGTCTATTATTGCTTTTGATTTTGAAAAATCAGCAAAACCCTCTACTGAAGCCATATTAGAACTTGTCAATGGTTGTAACTCTCCACTTTGAACACCTTCCATTTTTGACTTATAATTTTCTTGATACAATTTTTGCAAATCAAATAATGTACTTGTTCCATCTACATAATTCTGTCTTCTATAAGTATAATCTTGCAACTTCATTTGACCTGCCTTTAATAATCTATTGTCAATCATTTGCTGTTCCATCATAGAATGAGCATAATCATTGGTAAATTTATTGGCATCTTGAAATTGCCCCTGTGGAGCATTCTGTAAAGTTTGCTGAAAATCACGAGTTGCCTTATCAATTGCAGCTTTCTTTTCTTCACGAATCTTTACTTCGTCTTTAAGCATATCAGATATGCCTTTACCGACTTCAGCCCAATTGACTTGACTATTTGCGTTCCGTTCTGCGTAATTATAATATGTTGACATTAACTATTTTTTTTATTGACCTTTTATAATCCGGGAATATTAAATGGATTAGTTACAAATTTACTTGCATTTGTTAGTGGATTTGTATTTGTATTTGTATTAGTATTAGTATTTTGCATTGCAGGCAATGCATACTTACCTGAAGTAGGTCTAAGTGAAATAGGATTACCTAATGCATCTACACTTTGTTTTGCAAATAAAGGAACAAATTTAGCCGCTTGCTGTCCAGCGCTTATTAATCCTTGGAATCCTTGTTGAGTTGCTTGAGCACTTAACTCAGCCGCATTTGCTGCAGCTAATTGAGCACCTGACACCTCACCTAAGTCTAATTGAACACCAACATCACGAAGGCGGCTTTCTTCTCCTAATTGCTTACTCTCTAATGCAGTTAATTCTTGACCCATTGCGCTTCTGATAGCTGCTTGACCTTGTTGTTGTGCTAATTGAACACGACCTGCTGTTGCAGCCACACCTCTTTCGCTTTCAACACCTGCTTGAATAGCTTGTGCGCCCTGAGAAAGCAATGCTTCTCTTTCTAACTCATATGGTTCTTTTTTAATGCCTTGTGCGGCATAAAAATTTGTCTCTAATTTTTTACGTGCGTTTTTCATAGCCTCGTCGGCATCTCGTTCAGCTTGACGTTGTGCTCTTTTTTGTTCTCCCGCTTGCGTAAAAGACATAACAGTAGAAGCTGCTGTTGATGCTAATCCTACCACTGCCGCGATGGTTGTAAATGCTGCCATATTATAATACTTTTATCATTTCACCTGTATAAGAATCACCTTTGATATAACCAAGTTGCTCATAAGTGTCTATAAGGTTTCCGTTTTTAATTAATGCGTAAATATATTTATTTCCTGCCGTTTTGCATATATCTGTCAATGCGGACACCAATAACTTAATGGCGTCTTTTCTTTGTGGTTTTTTGGTATATTCTTTGTTTGATATTATCCAATCTACCCACGCTACCTTGGAATTAGTGATATACATAAATCCTGCACATATAGGTGTTTCATCATCGTAGATGATTATACCACCTTTACCATCACGAGGAAGAAAGTCTCTTTGAGGAGGCTCCCAACCCCACTGTTTCCACCATCCTACGAGAATATCATCGTAATCGGTTTCGTTCAGTTCTCGTATATATAATTCCATATTCTTACAAAGATATTAAATTTAAGGAAAACTTTTCATAACCTCTGATTGTACTGCAAATAATTCTATTTTACTATTAGACGAATTTGTTATATTAAAAGTACAATAATGTCCTAAGACTCCGTGAGATTCAGCTACTGAATTTTTAATATATAAGAAAAACGCATCTTGAATAGGAATAGGGGTTGTTCCAAATATAGTCGTATCTATGGTTAATTGGTTTACCCCATTAGGCAAATCTACTGTAATTGCTGTTACTTTACCACATAATACAGGAGTGGTATAAGGGGATACTGAAAAGTATAAGTAATCACCAATGCTTATAATATTGCCTATAGCAACAGCAATTACAAAATCAATTACATCACCTCCTGTTACTTGATAACTTCTACCTATACCATTAACACTTCTTAATGCGAGTTCGCCTACTGAATTATTGCGTATAAAGGCAAAATAAGCAGCTTCTTTCTTCTCAAACCAATTTTCTTCTATAAATCCTGAATATTGTAAGTCAGTTTCTAAAGTTGTTTCCCATTTAGCATCACCTTGAAGGTTAATTGTTTTAAATAATTTATTTTCAAGAGGGGCTGTATTAAATACACTTTGCAAAGTAGTAGGTGTAAATGCTCCACCCGCATTACCTGCTTTGGTAAACCAAGACTTATAAAACGTGTTTCTTTCAGAATTTACGTTGTGTTTGTACAAGTCTCCTCCTTTAAATGTATATAAATAGTTATTCATTCCCAACATCCAATCAGGATAAAAAGAATAGAAAGATACCCATCCTCCGACCATATCGCTATATGATAATGTGTTATTTGGCATAATTGTTTATTTTATATACATCCGCTATCGCAATGTGAAAATGTATCTAAATGTAATGTTGTTCCTAAATCTCCGCTGACTACTGTATATACTGAACTAAGTAAAGAAGTAGAAACGTTAGCGCAAGCTGAATCTACTACTATTCCTGTGCAATACGCATTAGCTTTAATCTCCACTCCCGCACACGCACTTGCTGTAATCTCGGCATTAATGGTATCTCCTACTGAAACAGCATAGGTGCCACTTGCAGTAGAACTTCTACTTTCAACAATAGAACCATTAACATATAAGTCCATTGACCCTACCGACCCTCCTGTTTCGCTATAAGACCAAGATAAAGAAGCTGTTGTTGGAGGTGCAGCACAAACCCCTAAAGCTACTACTACTCCTGCTGAACTTACTTGAAACCAATCATTACTACTTATAATTGACCCTGTTGCTTTATAATATCCTGCATTTAATGGTGTTGAACCGTAAGCATCAGCATAAACAAAGTCATATAAGCCAACTATTCCCGGAGTTTCTGCTAATGAAGCATTATAATAAGTAACGGTCTCGAATAAGTCACATACTCCTAATTCTGTAGAAGACATTACACTTGAACTAAATCCCGTAAGCATTACAGGACAAGCTATTGATATTGCCCAAGTTGTTCCTACACAAGGTCCAACTACCTCAAAATTAATAACAGATGGAGATGCTGTAAGTTTTGGAATAACCATTAAGCAATTGCCCGGAGCAGTTGCCCCTAACGATACATCTCCTGCAGAAACAGTAATACTTTGTGTATTTCCTGTTGGAACAAAAGCTGTACCATCATAAATAAATTCTGTTAATGCCGGATAAGTTGTTCCTGATATTCCACAATCAGCACTTGTTTGACCAACATAAGTAAAGTTTCCCGAAGTGCTACTTTGATGCAACCCGTCTACAGAAGATGTTAACTTATTATAAGTTGTACTGCCAAGTGTGGCTCTAATGCCATCAGGAACGCTATATGGGTTAAATCTAACAATAACCGCACCAATATCACCTCCTGTGCTTCCTGTGTTTAAATCAATCAAATAAACGCCTTGGTCTTCAATTACAGGTGTAGTTGTATTACAAGGAGTAGCACAAGATGGGCAAGTTTGTTGAGGCAAAAGACTGCATTCGACTTGTTCTCTAACTATACTTCCATTAGAATAAAATCCATCAGGAGCACAAATAGTTAATTCATCATCCGTAAATACGGCTGTTGCTGACCCAAGAGATGGTGCATTTAAGTAATATAATGAACTTGTTGCCATTTTTTATATTTTAATTTAATTATACAGGACAAGTTGGTGGTGTTACATTTTGTGCTCTTAAGTTTACAAGAGCATATAATGGAGTTGGTGTTACTAAGTAATCTTCATATACTTCTACGCTAGTAATTGCTCCACTTGCATATATCAGTCCGCCATTTAATATATCGCATAAATTAAAACGGATAACATTTTCAGCACCGGATACCCACTCTCCACGAATAGTATAAGGCAACTCACTAAGCAATGGATATATTGTACCCGTTTGAGTCATACCGGCAGTAGATGTAATATTAAGTAATTGAGACCCTACATTATTAAATACTACCAATTGTCCTCCCGATTGATTACCAACAGACCAATCTAATCTTACTGTTGTTGGTGCTGAACAAGACGATTCACAATCACCCAATGTAGAATATGTTCCTGTTCCATCACCCGGATTTACGCACATTCCTGAGATACAATTATATGACTCAGCTATTAATCCTTCACATCCACAACAAGCATCGATTACACTTGCATCTGAATAACATAAAGTAGATGAAGTAGATGCTCTAAAATCCCATATCAAATACAAATATGTATTTAATGCAGGAACAGTAAAATCTGCAAAATTATTAGTTCCACCACCTTGATTAGGCGTTGCTATTGTAGCTAATCCTAACATAGTACTTATATCAGTAGTATTATTTTCGTATAAAGTTCCTGAAACAAGATACTTAAAGTTGTCAGTAGCCGGATTGAATACAAACGTATCAGTAGCAAATTGATTTGAAATCAATGTCATTACGCTACCTGCAGGAGGAAATGCTCCCGTTCCAACATAGTTTGTAGTTACATTATATCTTGATACAAGAGGATTATCTATTCCTGATGAAAACGTTACAAAACTTGATTGTAATGGAGAAACAAATGCTCCATCTACATATCTATATTGAGTATGTATTGTATCTCCTGAGTCATAATCGTTTGTAAGAACTACTTGAACAATAGTTAACGTGCTAGTTTGAGAGCAATTAGCAAGAACATTCAATACCATATCTCCTGTATAGTTAATGGTTATTATAACAGTCTCTACAGATACATTATTCTTATCAAAAGTTAATGTTCCATCAGTACTTACCCACCCCGTAGTATCAATTGTGCCATCATAATCAATTGTTATTTCAAATTGAGAACCTTCAGCAATAGTAGTTAGGCTATAATCAATATCAGTCAATCCAACTACAGGACCTAGGTCAACACAATAGACAATTGTTTTGGTTTCTTCTGCTAATGTACTTAAAGTAAATGCTTGAGAAATACCACAACCTAAACAAGTTGGATTATATGGAAGGGTTCTTGTATTGCTTGACAATACATATTCATTCATATAAGGGTCAAATCCACCAAGTTTTTGAGTGTTAAATGTTTCATTGAAATTATCTCTAAACCAAGTTCTCATATTCATTTCAGAAATAACTTTAAGTTCATCATTGGAATAAGAATTACCACGAAGTTGCAAAACAACTCCACGCTTTACGTCTGTAAAATATCTATCATAACCCCATTGAACATAACTCTCAGGATTAAAACTAATGCCGTACTTTTCAGTACGAGCAATCTGAGTACCTAATACCTCAGGCACAGATGTTACCGCACCACCACCCGTAGAATCAGACAATAGATTTTTCCCCGCTAATACATATGAAATCTTATCCTCTTGTAATGCAAGAACGTCAGTTTGTCTTCCGTCCATCATAAAAATTTCACCAAAAGAACTTTCTAAATGTTTATAGTTAAGTAATCCTAAGTTAAATTCATTTAATTTATTTACGTTTGATTCTGCATTATAAATTCCACTATATGTAATATCTGATAATCTATCTGACTCTTTATAATCTTGAGCAGACACGCTTGTAACTCTATTACCAAAATTAAATGACGCGCCAATAATCGAGTCACGAATTTTATAACTCTCTGCTCCATTTCCAAAAGCAAAACAGTTAAAAAATTTGGTATCTACAATTGCGGGTATTCCTAATGTGACGTCTTGGTCTTGAAGATTGCCTATATGGTTGCCATTAATAATCTCAAATGACATTTCATTCTCAAAAAATACGTCAGGTAATGCATCACTTGGCTGTGTTTCAAATATAATAGTTTTATCAGAACGTACTACGACAATATTTACTTCAACGCTTGAAGGGCTAGGTATAAAATCTTGACCATTGAAACAAGGAAACGTTCCCGTTACCATTAATTGCAATTCGTTATTACTTGTATTTCTATAAAACTTATAATAGTTAATGCAATAGTCAGTTAAAATATCACCTGCTATATTTGTTATTCCGGGAATAAACTGATTATCAGGTGTACATTGGTCAGCTCCTGCATATCTTGTTCCGTCGTTTAAAAATTGCTCAATATCATCTCCTACCCACCAATCATACATATTGTCGTAATTACTAGAAGATTTAAGGTCTATTTCTAATAAATTTTCTCTTTTCTCGCAACCAAGTCTACCTGAAGGTCTAAGTTGTTTAAAGGTCAAAGAAATCCTACTATTTGCGGGAATACTATAATCAACCCAAGCAGATGTAACTGTATCATAACGGTTCATTGGATAGTATAAAATAGGTGCCGGATTACCCCATTTTCGTTCTATAACAGTGATTTTCCCCGGAGCAATAATAGACAACTCATCCTGAATAATATTAAAACTATTAGGATTAATTTTCATATATACACCCGCGGGAATTGGTATTAATATTGTTGGGTCTAATTTACTTTTAATCTCAATAAAATTTGATGCCTGAGACTGCTTTTCAAGAACAGTTGCATAAACGCAAGATGTAGTTGCTCCATTAGTATCAGCTTTGACAATTAATCTATCTCCTACCTCAATCTTACGTGCATTTTCTCCTTCAAGTAGAAAGTAAGCGTTATTTGTTAATGGGTCTTCAAAAAATATATTTACATAAATTGTTTCATAATTTTCTTCGTCAGGCTTGATTACAAACTTATATCTTGTTGCCCAAGCCGGAGGGTGTTGCGTTGGCGGTATTGTTACCTGTATAGAATTTTTGAATGTAGACAATCCACAAGGGATGTGTTCTGTATTATTAGGACTAACCAATGCTGTTGTTGCTCTATTGAACTCATCCATATAAACAATACCAATTTCGTAGTCACGATTACTGTGTAAACTTTGAGGGTTAGCTATTTCTTGAAATGTAGCTTGAGTCGATATAACGCTATAATATTCATATATTGTTTGAGATGAACTATTTGCATATCTCATTGCAGGGAACTGAAATCCAATTACAGTGCTTGCCGGACTTGTTATAATTGCAACTGACTGACCTACTGCGCTTATTCCACTTCCATTTTTAGTAAAAGCGTTTAAGTTATTAGGAATGGCACAGTTAAATGAATCTGTAAATGTAGTACCCGTACAAGCCGTTGATACAGGTTGTATATTAGCTGCTGTACCTACAGCATTTTGAAACTCAATACTTGTTGCCAATTCATATACAGATGCGTATGTTGTTGACAAAAAGAATGTAAAGTTTAATGCAATATTATCTGTAATTTCTGTAGGATAAGGTACTGTTCCCGAAAATTGAGAGTGAGCAAGAATTGCCTGTACGTTAATTGCAGAACCCGATACTAAATTTTGTCCTGATAAATCAAACGTAACGGCAGCATTTGCTATATTAATACTTCCATTTATAGTATAATTACCTGAAGTAACACCGTGATTAATATCAATATTGCCTATTTTACTTGATATCAAATCTGTTGTATACTCAAATTTTATAGGATTCCCTTCTTCATCTAATAAATTATATCCTTCCACATAATTGCCATACATCAATCTATTACCCATAATAGTTTGAGCCTTAGCATATCTAGGTACATTATCGTATAATCTTAATAATTCAGACTCAGATAATATAGTAAATATCTTGCTATTAGTAAATCTATATTGATAATCTGTATTATTTGCAAGACCTAAATTATGTTTATCAAGTTTTTCAATAACTTTAATAACAATCCCATCTGAATTTTTAAATAATAAATCAATACCAACAACAAGAGAACTTCCTGAATTATATGTAATAATTGCAGAGTTGCAAAAATTAGTCATACCCTCATTAAGAAAACTCTCAATATTAAAATCAAAAGGATTAGGTACAAATGCAGGTTGAGACCATTGAGAAGTAGCACTATACTCTCCATCAATATATTTGTATCTGTATGCAAAACAAATAAATCTTGTAGTTAAATAATTCTCTTGTCCATTAGTTACAATTGGTTCAACTGCCGGAGACTCAACCGGTGGTTTTTTAATTACAAGTAAAGACTCAGCCGTAACTTGGTCTATATTTGCAACAGGATTAGGATAGTTTCTTCCTGTATTTATAAATCTTGGAGCGTTATAATCATCTGTAAAAAATAATAAATTATTCAATACGTCTACTCCTGTTATAAGATAATTCTCATTAAAGTTTAACACAGTATTAACATCTCCTCCATCATTAATGCTAATAACGTGATAAGTTAATATATTAGTAAATATATTAAAAGAAACAATTAAATCAAGTTTACCGGTCACTCCAACTCCAAAATCAGAATCGTGAACAAACCAATAAATAGTTTCATTAGCACTATCCTCAACAGCACCAATGCATCTTGCATTAATACTTAATGGAGTGCCGTCAATATATGTTAAGGAAGTAAGGGGAATATTTCCCTTTGTATTTTCAATCACTCCAACCTCTGAGTTCTCAGTTGAACCCATTCTAATATTCATAGCATCCACATACTCACCATCAGGAAGCAATCGTTGGTCCACGATTTTATTCATCCGACCTGCTATAAAGTTTCTTGTAAAATTTGCCATTTTATTTTATTTGCTTATCCATACCTCTCATATTCATTAAGAGTCTACCGGGATGAATGTTACTGATTCTTATTTTAGCATTATTTAATAAAGCCTTTCTTTTTTTACGAGAACGAGCAATGATATATTCTTGAACACCAAGTTTAGAACTTAATATCTCATACTCAATTGCTGCGTAAATATACGCTTCAAATAGTTTATTTACCGTAATTAAAGAATTATCTCCTTGCTCCATACCGTCAGATACATATTCAAGAATACAAGATTCACCTGACATTGCCGAATCAAAGTTTATAACTCCCGTTTTTCTATCAATATTAAAAGTAGGATTAAAATTAGCCGTCTCCGTATTTAAACCGTATGCTGTACCAATATTATAGTCAAAATACCACATACCATCATAATTCCATCCTAATTGTCCATTAAATTGGCTTCCTTGATTTAAATAAATGCTTTTTTTAATTTTGCTTAATCTATCATAATCAATCTCAGAATACTGAGGGCTTAATGCATTGCCATCTTGGTCAAACAAAATTCTACCTGTATTATCTTGAAGATAAGCCTTGGATGAAAGTGTTTGAATATTTTCAGATAATGGACGTAACCATCCATTTTTATACAATGATACACGAACCCAATTGACATAGTCAGAAGGTAAAATGTATCTTAAATTATCAGGAATAGTCAATTCTAATACTTTAATTTCTTTAAAAGCATCGTAGTTTAATTCCTGAATAGCACGCTTTGCGTGAAATAGTACTTTGTATCTTTCTTCATTATTGACTAATGAATGGTTTCCGGAATACATTAATAGGAAATTATTTACAACATCCTGTAAACTAATGTATTGATAAGAGCCCCAATTCTTATCTTCAGGTACTACACCTCCGTTCTCATAATATTGATACTGTGATATATATGCCATATCTTAAAAATTTTATTGTTGCATACTGAATGTAGGCTGTTCGTGTTGTTGTTCTGCCATACCAAATTGAGTAACCTCAGTTTCACGAATAGAGATACCCGCATATTCAAGTATTTTAGTTACCAATTTATACTCATCTTCAGGAGGCAATTCAAAGTCTTGATAATCATTTTGAGATTGGTCAAATACCGGCTCTCCATTAGCTAATGTAATATAAGTCCATTTTGGCACCTTAGGGTACCTAAAATAGGTTGCTTCTACTTGTCCCTTGCTACTTATCGTTGTAGGATAGAAAGTCAATTCTGTGCCTTGTAATGCATAAACAGGGAACTCTTTAGTTGGTTGCGTTAAATTAGAATTAACTAATAACGAAAGTTTATTATTTATTACCTTTTCCGCCTGTACAACAGTAGCTGATGAAACGATAGTATAAGCATTCCCTGAAGCTAAAAATATATTTGAGTCTAATAACAAAGCAGTATTACTTAGTATTGATACTACCGTAGACACTAATCCTGTTGTTAAATTGGCAACTACATCTCCTGCAGCAATATCATAAGTATTAAATAATGCAGCGCTATCAACTAATTCAGTAGATACTACTGATGTATTAGTTCCGGTTTTAAGAATAACCGGCTTACATTTAACATCTAATAACATATAAGTATCATAACCCGTAGTGGTAGGCGTAGGCATAGAGAATTTATTAGCAGAAATTTTCCATAGATAATCTGTGCGTAAGAAATACTCTAGTACCTCTGCAATAGGTTGTTCAATATCAGCATAATCCACGCCTGATGTACGAGCATTTTCAGCATTTATAACCTTATTATAACTACTAAAATACTCCTCAAAAATCTCCATTTGTGAGTTTGCCGCAAACAAATTGAAATCAGAAGGAGATATATACCCATAGTTATTTTTATTCACTATAGATAATACTGCATTTCTTACTGAGTTTATCATTAGTTCTTTTTTTTACAAATATACATAAAAAAAAAGAGGGTACAATAAGTACCCTCTCTAACCTATGAACCAATCAATAACCAAATATATTTACGCTAAAGTTGCTTCTAACATCTTTAGAGAATCTATGCCTTCGTCACTTTGTAAGAAATGGGCTACCATACCATAAGGGTCTTCTCCAAAAGGAACTGACAACATCTTTTTCTTATTAGTAGATGTATTAAACCACACCTCTTTTTCGCCATTTCTTAATACTAATAACTTATTTTCAAAGAATAAACGAACTTTTGCCTGAAATTTCAACTCAGGGTCGTTTAGTATATTCAAAAACTCTTTAGGGTCTTTTTTAGCAAATACCAATATATCACGCTTTAATTCAGCAGTAGATACGGTAGATGGGTCTTTTCCAAACATTACTCTTGTTAGAGTTTCAATTTGGTCAAGTGTAAGTTGACGAGCCTCAATTAAAGCATCAACTTCAATATTTAAATCTTCAACCTCAGCACTTGCGTCTTTTTCTTTGTCTATTTCAACAAAAATATTACCATTTAATGGGTGATAATGTAAAAACTGCTGCAATACAGGGTTTGTTCTTGGTACTCTTAAAAACCCATCCTCAAAGATGATTGGTTCAATAATAGCATTCCCATCTTGCTCATCCTCAAAAGGAGACTTCTGATTTGTGGAATATCTAAGAGCACGATTTTGGTTGTTCTTCTCGTCGAACCACATTAGTGGGAATCGAGGATGATTTCTTGATGCTAACGTATATGATAGCGGATTACCTGTTTTTAATCTGTAAACTTTATCTACAGAAGATATAACTTTTGACATTTTTATAAGATTTAATTTGATTTAATTTAAAAAAAGGAGAGTGTCTTTGAAGACACCCTCCCATTATATTTACTACCTATTATCCATAACGGAATAACACGAAGTTGTTTGCACCCAAGGTACATACGCAACGCTCAGAAAGGAAGTTAACCTCCATTGCATCTAAGTCGCTTGTAGCAGCACCACCGGCAGAACCTGTAATCCAAGTTTTGTACTTGCGGTCTTCAGCTTCAGAAGCACGGTAACGAACGTGTAAGAAAGGACGCTTAGCATTCTTTCCCATTATTTGGTCGTACACTGAAGTAGAACCTGCAGGAAC